CCTCGAGGGGCTGGACCCGGGCGCAGCCGCCGGACACTTCAAAGTCAGCACTAATATCTGTCGGTGTCAGGACAGCGCCGTCGGATCTCAATGTCCAGTTGCCGCCCTGGGTTCCAATAATGGGTTTTTTCCGAGATGCGAGCCATCTGATCGTGTTTACCTGTAGCGCAGCAAACTGAAAGTCGATGGCGCTGTCGTCCTGGACGTCCCCGTCTTTGTCTTCGTCCTGAAAGTTCTCGATGTCAGCTGACTTTGAGAGCCAAAAGGTCTGGGGGTATTTGATGGTGGCTGCAAAGCCGAGCCGTTGTTGGACAAAACCGACCACAGATGGCCAACCGTCCACGTCATTATATTTACCAAGGCGCCAGTCCGTTGTTGCCCCGGTGCCGCTTGCATTGGGCCCAAGGATATCGGCCTTGACGTGGGTGGTGTCCGTGAATTCTGTGATTTGTAGATATGTCCAATCGTTGCTGCCATCCTCCCAGCGGATCAGCCGGCCCACGTCCGTGGCTCTAAACCCAGCGTCGTCATTAATGCCGGTCACAGCACTTGCGGTGACGGTGATCCCGTAACCCGATGCTGAACTGATGCCGAGCGTCGTTGAGGTAGAATTCTTCGCAAGCCAGGGGCCGTCCTGCAGGAGCACAGATTCGAGCGACCAGGAAGAGTTACCAAACCGCTCAAGGCGGTACGGCCGAATAGCGCCACCGATGGCAAAATACATTACATCGGCGGACTGGGCGTAGGAAAGTTCTGGCAGCTGCGCTTCCGACCAGGGTGTGGGGATCTCCACGGCCGCGTTGTCAATGACGGCCACGTCATCGATAGAAATGGTTTTGGCTGTGGAGTTTTCAAAGGAGAGATAGAAGGGACTGGCGCCAGGGGTGAACTCGATGGTGTGATAGCCCGTATGCTTCTTTGCATCAGCTAGATAGTTGCTGCTGGCACCCCCTGACGCGGAGCCAACCCGGACGGTGATCTCATCACCCGGATCTCCCACCACTTTAAAACTGATCACATGGATGGTGCCGGTGTTGGAAGTCGTCACCGCCTGGGTGGCAATGGCTTCATTACCCGTGCCAGTGCTCACCAGGTTCAGATCATTATTGGTGCTGTCGTGGGCAATGGATCCGGAACTGTTCGAATCATCCGTCCAGCCTGTAATGTTGCTGGCAAAGGTTCCGTTGGTGATGGAGGCGTCGGTGTCAGGGGCTATGATTTGTGATTGGTTGCGGTAAAACCGCATGGCCTGTTCGCCGAGCTCCAAAATATAGGATTGGGTGGTGCTGTAGGAAAATCCAATAAGCCAAGGACGGACACTGGATGACTTCGCATTAACGATATAGCGAAAGCCCGGCCGTGAGGCCCAGCCGCCTTGGGGAATGGGGAGGATGTTCTGATACTGAGCGCCGGCGTTCTGGTACTTGTCGAATTGAACCCGCGCATGCATGCGCTTGCCGAACTCACCAGCGTTAAAGCTCTCCTGAAGTGGGTGGACCTGGGTGGTCAAGAGGTAACCTCACCCGGCTCAGGGTACTCATGGTAACCGTCCCTGACGCCCACCCAGTGGCTCTCAGGCAGCATCTGGACATATTCCTGGACACTGTCTGCGCCCTTGGCTGTGGGCATATCCTCGCCTGTGAACTGCTCATACATCTCTTTTGACAGCGTTGTTGACTGGGCCAGGGTTACAGCCAGGCGGGAGGCCAACAGCTTGGAAAGCGCCAGGCGAAAGGTTGCCGGCATGGAGTTGGGATCCGTAATGCGGGCGATGTACTTGAGATAGATGTTCTCCGCGTCAGCTGACAGGGTCTGACCTTCGATGCGATAAGGAACACTGGAATGAACGCTTGTGGAGGGATGCACCGAGATGATGCGGAGGTTGTCCGCCGGCAGCTGGTAGGAGTGATCCCAACCGAATGTTGGCGCGTCCGTCAGCTGCGCGAGCTTGACCCGCTTGGTGGCAAAATTCCAAACATGCATTTCTAGACAAGCATCTCGAAGCTCTTCATAGATCACCTCCACCGCATTGGCTTCTTTGGTGCCCTGGGTAATGGACGTTATCTGCTTGGAGCTTTTGATCAGCTGCAGTGCTGCATTTGCGATGCCGACTTCTGATGCCATGGTTATGCCGCCTTCTTAGCTGTTTGTTTCTTTGCCGCGGGCTTTTCTTCCGGCTTCGGTTCATCAGCTGGTTTATTGGTAATACCGGCTTCAAAGTTCATCCAGGGTGTGATGACCTGGACGGACGTGTTGAATTTATCCATACCGACGACTTTGTATTTGGCCTCGGCCCATGACTTGGGCTTTTCGGCCGTACCGTCCAGGATCGAGAATGCCTCGATCACATCACCCACGTAGAGATACCGCCCGGACAGGGTGTGAAAGTAGTTGTCCTCATCGATGTCCTCGGGCTTGTGGTCGGTGATGTAGGTGGTCATGGATGCGAAGGCCCGTGTCGTGTAGCTCTTTACATCTGATACTTTTGCTCTGGCCATTTAAAAAATCCTTCCGTGGTTTCCTTCCGATCGACGGGGCAAACGCCCAATAACCCGATGCCGCGCTACGGAAGGAGACAAGAGCACGACATCGAGCCCGGTGGGGTAAGGAGCCCGCCCCTCCGGAAAATTCAAAAAGGGTTGGGGGTGGCGCGAACGCCACCACCCCCAGATACCTCTAGTCACTGTCAGACACAGACGCGCCCAAGAGATCGTTGGTGGTGTCAACAACACCAGCCGCCGTCACTTCGTTCACGATGTGTATGGCAAGGTCACTGATGGTCCCGGTGCGGACCGCGGTGCCCCAAACAACGACGGTGATCATGTCCCCAACCGCGAGGTTGAGAGTGTCATCGGAGTTGTTCCAATAGCCCGCTCCGTCCACAGTTCCGGTCGCATCGGTCGTATCATACCGGTAATTGTTAAAACCATTACCGCCTGAAACGAGAGTTAGGTTTCCTGCTACATAAGCCATGTTCCAAACCCTCCTTACGAAGTTGCGATGGCAGTGGTGTCATTGAGGTTGCCCTCAATTACGCCGGCGTCATCAATGAGAACGCCGCCACCAGACATCATGTGGTTGATGAAGTGAGCCGCTTTTGTGCCCTGCCAGGTTATGTCGGCGCTGACGCTGTCGTTAGACGCGACGTTGCCGGCATGCTTGCCAGTTGCATAGCCGAGGCTGTTTTTGTGCCAAGTGAAGATCTTGGCCGTGGAGGTGCCTTTGCCCGGCAGACCCGAGTGCATGCACCACTTGACGCCCATCCATTCTTTGAACTTCCGGTGTCCGGGAGCACCTTCTGTGAAGGGGAGCCCGTTCGCACCGACATAGTCGGCGGAAGCAAAAGATTCGACGGTCATCGCTTGGGCGAACGCACGAGGTGTGAGAGCGCCATAGCGGCCACCGTCATTGGGGACGTCATTGCTGTCGAGAGCTTCGACCATTTGCAGAAGCGAAGACTGGATGGCTGCGTAGCTCGTCACCGCAAAGGTGATCGTGCTTTGCGAGGTACCGTCCAGCAAAGTTGTGATCTGCTCATCAACTTTCCGGCCTAGAGCATAGGCGCCGGTTTTGGCGTAAGCCATCCGGGCATCTATGTTGACCTTTGCCTCGTCTAGCAGGTCAGAATAATCCCCTGCGTAGAAGTCCTCTAATGTTGCAGAGGGCTGGGTATGCGTTGCGTTCATGGGGGTAATTTCACCATGACGCGACTTGGTCGTCGCCGTTCCCGTGCCGAGCTTTTCAAACTTGGCCGTGGACCCGACTACTCCGTCCCTGGTCGAAACCGTGGGTCGAAGCATTGAACCTTCACGCTGGAACACCAGGTGAACGTCCTTGGTATAGTCAGCAATAAAGCTGGCTGTGATGGAAGTGGACATGATTTGTCCTCCTCTTTTAAGGTTGAAGGAAAGACAAACCGCCGTCGGGGTAGCCATGGTGATCAGCTGTGGGGCCCGGTGGGGCGCACATATCGATCCTTATGGTTCCTTCAGGGTTGTGTTACGGCTCGGCCGGGCTGCAAGCAGGGTACCGGTGTCGCCGCCTATTCCTGGTCGATGATCACGACTTCGGAATCTGTTTCGATCCAGACATGGGCCCCACAAGAGAGGGGCTTGTCCGGTCGGTAAATGATACGCGAGGGGCCCTCGATGGTGACCTCATGCGCGTATGTATTGTCTTTGTAAGTCTTGCACGTCAGGACAGGATCACACGTACCTGTCTTTCGGTTTCGTCTCACGACATGTTGATTGACGTGGACGATGGTCTTCAAATTGTTCTGCCGCCGGCACCAACGACCTGGCCAGTTCCATACAGCTTCTCTGACACCTTCTCGCGATCGGACTGCAGCCTGTTTGCCAGGTCGGTTTCCCCTCTGGCGACGGCGGCGTGGATCTTTTCCGATAGCTCGGCGTGTTGCTTTTGCAGATCGACACCAGCCTCTGTGTTCACCAAGCCCACCTGGGCACTGTGCTCCGAGTCCATCCGGGCCGTTTCTGCCAGAAATTTAGCAAACGGCGGGAAGGATCCCAAAAGCTGGCCGTTGGAGAGCTCCATGTCATAGAGGTCTTTGTAGCCTTTCTGCTCGGCATACAATTGGGCAAGGTTCATATTGCCCTGGAAGTCTTCACCCCACTCTTTTCTGAGTGCGGCTTCGGTGGCTTCATGGAAGTCCTGATCGGCCTTGGCTTGTGCCTCCGCCTGGGCCTGGGCCCTTTCCATGTCGAACTGGATGAATGCATCGACCAATTCAGGCCCGGCATTGTGAGTATGCGCCAGTTCTAAGTAAGGCGTGAGACCTTCTCTCACCGCTGCAAACTGTTCGTCGGTTACGCCTTCTGGCTGAGTGATATCGTAGGCGTCAGCCGTCGCCGGGACACCGATGGACTGACGGTATGCGGCCAGGTCCTCATCGGTTGCGCCCTCTCCAGGTTTAGTTGGTGCTCCTTGTGAAATCTTTACATTGGCCTCGCGCAATGCTTTGGCCATGGCAGCTGGCGATGTATATCGCTCCGCCAGCTTTAGATCTGATTCTTCGGTGATCCCGCTGCGCCACCCGGCGCTATCGGTCTCTGTTGCTCCTACTTCTGAGCTCCCTTCCGGGGTAGCCGCGGCGCCGTCATCTGACGGGGTAACCTCAGCGCCTTCCAGTGCTTCGTCAGCCATCTTCGTCTGTTCCTTCCATAACTTGGGGGCTCGATAAATCGGCGTAGAGTGCCGTTTTAATGCGGGCTGCAACTTCCCGCTTACCTGCCCAACGCTGCAGTTCCTCGTTACTGGTGGGTGGGTTGGTGTCGTATTCGCCGCACCACTTCAGCAACATAAATAAAACCCGCTTCCCCATCTCTGGGTTCTCCAGAAATGTGTGCCGAAAATCGTGGGCTACATGGATCCCATCATGGGCACGACCGGCGACCGATCGGATTAGAAGTTCATTAAATCTTTCAAAGTCAGGCTCGAACCGATCCTGTTCACCTAACCAGTTCACCATGCTTCTTTGCCGGGAAGCCCGTCCGCTTTCATTTTCTTGGCGTGGGCCGCGGCTGCTTCCGTCAACACACTGTTGACCTTCTCAGCTGATGCGTTTGCCGGCAGTTCAACAAAGGCCTCATTCGAGTTGTACGGCACCTTGTTGAAATATGAGTCTCGAGTCCTGTCTTTATCTTGAATGGGTATGACGGCCGTATAGACCAGGTACCCCTGTGTTTTAGCCATGTGTGTCTCCCTCAAATGGCTGTTAAAAATACTATGCCGCCTCCTGCTCCTTGGGCAGATAGACCAGCACCGAGCTCCCGCAGCCCGGGCAGCTGAAGTTTGTTATCATCTGGTATTCGTCGTCCTCGTGGCCAATGTCGTGGTCACCACCCCAGATGAGTTCGGTGCCACAGTGCCAGCACTTCATCACCCTGGGATGCCGGCCTCGATGGGCTCCTCACCCCCGCCGCCTTCCATGGCGCCAGTTGGCAGCTGACCGATCATGCCGGCACCGCGCTCCATCATTTGCATCATCTCTTCTTGTTGTTGCTGTTGGGCCTGTTGCTCCTTAACCTGCTCAAGCTCATCATCGGAATAGGTCAGCTTGGTTGGGAAGTCGTTGGCTTCTGCAATGTACTTGCCGATCTCTTCCCAGTTGTACGGCGTCATGACCGAGGGCTGGACCTGTCCGATCTGGAGTACTTTGTTGACGGATTCGGAGATCATCTGCTCTTCGATCTGACGCTTTGCCTTCTCGACCGGTGATGCAAACCGGAACGTGATGCTTGTTCCCTGGAGCTCCTCGGGGATCTCTGTGAGATCACCAAAGGCGCCGCGGCGCATCATGATGTTAAACACCCGCTCGATGATGGGCTGGGTGTATGAATTCTCGAGCTTGCCGAACACACCGCCCACTTCTCTGATGAACTCTTCACGCCGGGCGTTGATCTCTGTGGCCGTCATCTGTGGCGAATCAATAGGCAGGTTCAGGACGTTTCGGAAGAACAGTCCATGGATCTGCTCCCGCTCTGCTTCCTGGGCATTGAGCCCCCAGGGAATGTTGCCGCGGCTCTCCATCTGAATAAATGGGTTGGAGAGACCGATGTTTCGGACAGCCTTGGCGTCATAGTAAGTCACCCCATCCGGGACCAGCTGGGGAGCGTTCACTGTACTGTCGGCCGGCAGCAGCCAGGGTGGTGCCACGGCACGATGCAAACCTCTGAGCATGGTCTTGCCCATCTGATTTAACGTAAGCACCGACGGTAATGCGAGGACCCCAGGACCTCTTCCATAGAGCTCCATGCTGCGCGTATCCCAGCGAGGCAGGAAGAATGGGAATTCTTCATAGCCCCCTTCTTCCACGATGTGCTCACTGTCCCTGTCCACAACGATGGATTCGATGGGCATGTTCTTGGCGCCGCCATAGCGTGGATCGAAGGCATTACGGGTTTTAACGCACCAGATAAAATCAAACTTTTTAGTCTCGGATGGCCGTGGGTTCTCCATAGCCTCAATGGTCTTCCGGCCCAGGTTCTCCTTGCCCCATCTCTCAGCTGCCTGGATGGGCGTGAGTTTTTCCAGGAGGAACACACCGGAGATCTCGTTCTGGTCATCCGCATCCAGATAGACGCCGGCCAGGTGGAAGGATCGGAACAACAGTCCGTCTTCATCTTTGTTGGTGCCTACGAAACCAGCACCGGTACCGAACGTGATGAGATCATCATCGCATTCGCCGGTTACCTGGATGAACCGGGCTTTGGGATTGTAGAGAGCTCTCCACATGCGCCCTTCAGCAAAGTCCACCCATTCCTTCACGGCTCGGTTGGACATGAGGTCCTCGTCTTCCGGGACGATATCAAACCACTTACCCGGTGCCGATGACTTGGGTCGCATCATGGATCCCAGGGCGTTCACCAGGCCGCGCTTGGCCAATATCGGTGTGCTGTCAAAGATCTTTGTGGTGCGACGGACCGACTGGTTGTTGACTGTCTTTTGTGTGAACCCGATACGCTCGGGGGACAAAACCTCAGCGATTTCCTCCCAGAGTTGATCCAGTGCCGATCGCTCGGACCGGCGTGTCTCAAAGCGTTCGATGATCTTTTTTGCGTCGGCCATCAATAGCCTCCAAGCATTGTTTGACGGCCAGCGTTCGATGCCATGGACGGCGCTGCGCCTGTCCTACCACCATCACCCTGCGCCCTCGGCCGGCGTCGGGTCATGGACACATCGCCAGCCTTGGCCACCGCGGTCCTGCTCTCTATCTCCTGTGCCTTCTGCGCCGGCGTCGGTGTGGGCATTGAGCGCCGCGGTATGGTGGGCGGCGGCGGATCTCTTAGAGGACGAGGATCGCTGGTTAGACTGCCTCCGAACTTACCCACTAGGCACCACCCAATGTGGATCGGCGCTGCTGGGAATCATCCAGGTTGCCAACCCCTGTTCCAGGGGTCATTCGGGTCATGGCCAGACCTCGGCGGTTCATTGCTGCCTGGCGGGTTGACTTAGACTTGGTGGCAACTTCCGTTGACGTGTCCTTGACCGGCAATGGGGCCGGAGGCGGTGGCGGTGCCGGGGGCTTTGGCGCGAATACTCTGGCTACTTTTCCCATTCTATATTCCTTTGCTGAGGACGGGCCCCTTCTCTTGGAACCCGGCGCGTTTCATAAGGTTGATGAACAGCCGCTGCTCGATCTCATGCAGATCAGCAGTGGCGGTTACATACAGGTGCGAACAGTCTCGTTCTTCGGCCCAGGCGATGGTTGCCTTTAAAAGCTCTCTTGCTGCCCTGGAGCGTCGGCCGGCAGGGAGCACCCAGAACTTGGCCATGTAACACATGGGCTTGGTAAAAATCTCATTGCTCTCCACCACCATGACACCACCCACCAGGTCACCGTCGATATCGGCCACCAGGATGTCAGCCTCCGGAGATTGCATATACGTCCAGAGCCAATTGCGGGCTGTGTCTCGATCGAAGGAAACATCAAGCGTGGTCTCTTCCACACCAGCCTCACAGATGTCCACCGCGGCATCGAGTTCCGTATCCTCGATGCTCCGGATCACTAGGGTCATAGCCTCATCTCATCATATCCGGTGACGGGTACCGGGGTCCGCATAATGATCTTGCCGCTGCTATGTGCAGCCAGGCGCTCGAAGAACGTCAATGCCAATGCGTCACCAACGTCCGGGCTCGATAGGCCACGCTTTTTCATGTCTTCCTTTTTCTCCAGCTGGCACGATCCTGTGATCGAATACTTGTAGGTCGGGCCCAGTAGATCTGCTTTGAGGATGGCGATCTCTTCGGGTGGGATCCGGAAGGCAGCGTTCTTGAGCCATTCTCTCATCTCACCCCAGAGCTCGACGCGTTTATTGGCGTATCGAATCTTGTCATCGGCCTTGGCGCCCACCTGGACATCCCGGACGCTGTAGCCAGCTGAGGCGATGTAGTCCACGACACCGCCACCGACGCCCACGCCATCCACATAGATCATGGCCGGGCTGATCGCATCGGCCCATCGCATAACCTCATTGGCCAGTGCGATGGTATCGATCTTGTTGAACCGTTTGATGTCCTCGATAATCCGGCCGCGGCGGGTCAGGATGACCGACTGATCATCTCCGAACCTGGCCACATCCACACCGATGACCACTGGCATGGATGCATCTGGTGGCTCTCGTCGGGCTTCGGCATCTTCGAATATCTCTGTCGCAATGAACTGCGCCTCAGCTGCAGACGAGAAATCGCATTCCAACTCTTGTGCATACTTGGGTCCTGGCATCTCGATAGCCAGTTCTCTCAATGTCTCGTCCGGCAGGATCCCGCTCTGGCTCGCCTTCAACATGAGGACAAACCAGTCCGGATCCCGGAGTGCAGCCTGGTAGCGGTTATAGAATTCATCGTAGCCGCCTGGCGTTCCGCTTAGGGTCAATGAACCATTGCGATCTGCCAGGGCGGGCAACACCACTTCCTGCAGCAGGGCTGGGTTGACATCTTTCGTCTCGTCAATGCTCATCCCGTCGCTATAGATGCCTCGGAGCCGATCAGGATCATCGGCACCATACAATCGGATCCTGGCAGTCGTCCCAGCCTTGCTAGGCACCTCTACCCAGAGCTCTGACTGGTTCACGGTGCGATGCTTTCCTAAGAACCGGGTCATGTCCTGCAGGTATGTCCATGCAATGTCTTTGGCTTGTTTGAACAGGGGCGCGATGATCTGGAACCGACCATTGGGCTGTTCACACTTGAGCGCCGCATCGATGTGATCGGCAATCAATGCCACTGTCTTTCCTGCCCGCCGATGGCAGACCAGGACAGCGCGTTTCTGTGTTCGCATGTGGAACGGGACAAACGCCGATCTTGGGATGTACTCGAAATTCAGTTCAGTCATCGGACCTCGGCACCGAGCTCACGATGGTGATGGCGAGATCCCCTTCCACAT